AAAAGATGTTATGCTGAATAGAGTTGAGGCAAGTCTTGAAGCTGATTTGCACTGGGTGGAGCGGGCAATGGTTTCTCTGTATTTAGACAAGGGCAGCATGACCAAAATAAGCGAAGATGTCAAGATGCCTTTTAAGCAGGTGCAAAAGATTATGAAAGCAGCAAGGACAAAGGTAAAGGATGCTATAAACGGAAAAGCGATAGGCAATTACGTTATTGCGAGTATGGATATTGTTTTCGACATAAATGAATCTGTTTGCCCGGACAATATCAATGACATTCTGGAAGAGGCATGGGAGTATATCAACTACCGGGTAACTGGAACAAAAGTACCTTCCAATTCGATTGACACTTTTATAAAAGAAATTAAACCAATTAAACTAAAAAGGATTGTATGAGTGTAGAAATACATTTTGAAGAAAATGAAGATATGAGCAATTATGATTGTTCAGGATTACCATTTTGCTATGAATATTCTAGAGACAAAGATTTTGAAGACGAAGATTTTGACAATAATCCACATGGTTATTATCAAAAGCAAAGTGAAGAATTGCGAAAGGCAGCTGATGAATTTTATGAAAATTGCGGGGATGAAGGATGGTATGGATTTTTAGCGGGTTGCAGATGGTATCAGGAACAATTAAAAAAGTAATAACCATGACACAACAAACAGCAGTAGAATGGTTAGTAAAAAGTTTATCAGATAGAATGTATATACATTGTCCTGATTTTGGTCATACTATTATTGATAAATTAGTTGAACAAGCCAAAGAAATTGAGAAGAAGCAATCTCAACCAGAAATATCAGATGAAGAAATAGAGAAAGCAGCATTTGACTATGTTGAAGATTCTGAAGAAGATAAATGGACTGCAACATTAACTTTTATAGCAGGATGCAAATGGTATAGAGAACAATTAAAAAAACTATTATGATGCTTTTAATCATTCCGATAACGGCTGCTTTGTTTGCTTTTCACTTTATTGACGTGCTTCGCATTCCTGAGCGGTGGCGGGTGCTATATCGTAAACCTTTCAATTGCAATCTTTGCCTTTCCTTTTGGGTGGCGTTGCTTTTATGGCTGGTGCCTCCTATCTTTGTCAAAGTATTATTCACTGGCTTTGCCGCTTCAATCCTATCAATATGGGGAACAAAGAAATAAACTTTAAACATTCAGGGGCGACCGGGGATATAATCTTTGCCCTCCCTTTTGTGAAATATATGGGCGGCGGCAATATGTACCTATCCAACTACCATCCACAACGGGCAGAGTCTATCGCTAAGCTTTTAAGGATTCAGGATTATATCGGGGAGGTTTATGTCGGCATTACACCGCCGGAAGATGCCGTTAATTTAGATTTATTTAGGCAGCATGCAGGTTATCATTCAAATTTGATTGAAGCATATTTTACGGCGTTTAGGAAGCCTTTTGACAAATCATTTAAAGAACCGTGGATAACCTTACCGGAATCTGATTCTTTGATTGAAGAGCCTTACACGATAATCAATAGAACTACTAACTACGATGACCCTAATTTTGATTGGAAAGCGGAGGTTAATTATTTAATGACTTTATCTCCTAATTGCTATTTTTTAGGCTATCAGCATGAGTACGATATGTTTCAGGATAAATTCAAAACGTGGGCGAAGTTCCACGATTGCGATTTTTTAACGGCGGCGTATCTGATAAAAAATTCCGCTATGTTCACGGGGGGTTATTCGTGCCTTGCAACTATTGCACAAGGTTTAGGAATCAATTTCAGGCTTGTGCAAGCTCCGAATCATACCTGCTCAACCCTATTTGTCGAACGTGAAAAAGTTGTAAATATATGAGCAATAAACAAACCTTTGTAAAATACGAACATGAGTGGATGACTGTAAAGTCAGGATTTTTAAGAGAACTATCAACCGAATGTAAAAACGAGGTTGAGCGTATTTATAAAGAAGAGATTGACATTAACTGGCTTCCTAATAGGTGGTGCAAAGCCTGCTATTATGATGCCATTCGTAGATTAATCATTAAATTTGGACTATAATGCCAATACCGAATAAGAACGAAACAAAAGACGATTACCTTCAACGCTGCATGGGGGATAGTGAAATGCAGCAGTACGATCCTGAGCAACGATACGCCGTTTGTAATTCGTATTGGAAAGAAGAAAAACTAAGGAATATATTTAGTAAAGAAGCTAAAACAGTATTTGATAATGGAAAAGGAATTAAATGAAAAGCAGGAGCTTTTTTGTAAATATTTTGTAAGTAAAGATTTTTATGCAAACGGTGTTGAATCTTATGCTGCTGCTTATGGTTTAGATTTAAGCAATCCTAAAAATTATAATACGGCTAAGGTTAATGCCAGCAAATTGCTAACAAATACTAACATTTCATCATATATTACTCAAATGTTAGATGATGCCGGATTGAATGATAATTTTGTCGATAAACAGCTTTTATTCGTAATTAGTCAGCATGCAGATTTAAACGCTAAGATGAAAGCCATTGAACAATATAATAAGCTGAAACAAAGGATAACTGACAAATCAGAAACTAAAGTTTCGGGATCATGGGAGATAACATTAAACCTTTAAGCATAAAATATACAAGACCTTTTTTATATCCATATCAGAAACAGATATTGGATAGTGAAAAAAGATATACGGTAACAGAAGCATCAACTAAGGTAGGTAAAACGGCAAGCCATATTATTTGGCTACTTGAGCAGGCTTTAAAGATAAAAGAAAATCAATCTGTCTGGTGGGTTGCACCTGTTTATGGTCAGGCTGAAATAGCTTACAATAGGATGAAATCACAGGTTAGTGAAACTAATTTTTTCAAATCGAATGAGCAAAAGCTTCAATTGACTTTGCCGACTGGTGCAAAGATTCAATTTAAAAGTGCTGAAAGACCTGATAATCTTTATGGGGATGATGTTTATGCAGCGGTGTTTGATGAATTTACAAGGTCAAGGGAGGAGTCTTGGTTTGCGCTTAGATCAACTTTGACAGCTACAAAAGGCAAATGTAAATTTATCGGGAACGTAAAAGGCAGGTCAAATTGGGGTTATAAGTTAGCTGTTAAAGCTATGAATGGGGAGCAGGATTTTGACTACTTTAAAATAACGGCTTATGATGCGGTAAGGGAAGGGTTACTGGATATTGAAGAGGTTGAAGCAGCAAAAAGGGAACTTCCTGAAATTGTATTTAGGGAGTTGTATTTAGCTGAACCTGCCGACAATGCTGCCAACCCCTTCGGCTTTCAGTTCATCAAACAATGTACGATGCCAATGAGTAGTGAGCCTCCTGTTTGCTTCGGCGTGGATTTGGCGAAGTCTTTTGACTGGACGGTGATTATCGGACTTGATAGATTTGGGCAGGTGAGCTATTTAGAGCGCTTTCAAAAGGACTGGAATATTACAAAGCAGATAGTAACGCAATTACCGAAAGCGCCGATTAAAGTGGATAGTACGGGCGTGGGTGACCCGATTGTGGAAGACCTGCAAAGGCAAAGACCGAATGTGTTTGGGTTTAAGTATTCGGCAAGCTCGAAGCAGCAGTTAATGGAGGGGCTTCAATCTGCAATTCATCAACGGAAGGTCGGATTCCCGGAAGGGGTTATTACAAAGGAGTTAGAAAGCTTTGAGTATGAATACACACGGACGGGGGTAAGGTTTAATGCTCCAACCGGGATGCACGATGACTGTGTGAATGCTTTGGCGCTTGCATGGGCGCAATTTATGGAAAGGAAGCACGATGTAAAATATATTTTCATATGACATGGAATGATTTAACGGTGGGGCAATATCAGAGGCTTTACGGAATATTAAAGCAAACGGATAAAACTAATTTGGATATATTGACTGAAATAATATCCGTTTGTGAGGGTTATGCCATTGATGAAATAGACAGCTGGCAATTCAGCAAACTGATTGAAAAGGAAAAGGAATACAAGTTTTTGGAGGCGTTGGACTTTGATAAAACGGCGAAGAAATATATCAATATCGGAAATAAGCGTTACAAGTTTGTGCATAAGATTCAGGAGATACCCGCCGCACGGTATATCGAGGCTAAGCATTTTTTGAAAGAGGATTTTATCGACAACCTTCATAGCCTTATGGCTTCATGTGTTATACCGATGCGAAAAACGTGGCGGGGATGGGTTGAGGAGAAGTACGATGCGAAATTACACAGCCATTATGCGAACGATTTGAAGCAGGCGAAGTTTGTGGAGGTTTACAATTGCACGCTTTTTTTTTGTCAATTATACGTGGAATTGATAAAAGGTTTGGAGCCCTATTTGACAAAGGAGTTGAGGAAGATAACGACAGCGGACAAGGTAGCGGAGGTTCAAACAGCTTTGCAGCTAATTACGGATGGATTTACAGCACCGAGCAGGTAGCGGAGTTGGAGCGGATTAGTTTGGATGCCGCCTACGATATGAATATAATGCAATACCTTAGCGATTTGGTTTATATCAAAGAAAAGCAAAAGAACGAACGGAAGATGATGGAAGAAATAAAAAGGAATTATAAATGATGTTGATTTCTCATGGCAAGCAATCCCCCGGCTTATTCTTAGGCAGGGGTTTTCTTTTTCAGGTATTTATTAAAGTATGCCGACAATAGCACAAGCACAAGCGAAATTAGGGGGGAGAGCATTCACCGGAACTGGTGTATCTAAGGGCGTGTTTGTTCCAAAAGAAGATATGCCGCTGGCTTTGCAATTGGTAGCGGATTACGTGGCGGCATTTGAAAAACAGGTAGCGGACGAATTAAATAGGCTGGATAAGGTTGATACCGGCGGGCTTGCAAGTTCGATAAGATTTGAAACTACTGAAACGGCGAATGGTTTAATAATTCAGGTGTTCGTAAATGATTATTATAAGTTTGTTGATAGCGGGGTTAGGGGCGTTGGTCGAAATAATATTAACACTACTTCGCCTTACAAATTCAGATATGCTAACCCTTCGAAAAGCCATGTAGCGGCAATCCGAAAGTGGATAGCCCGCAATGGCATAAAGTCGAGAGCATCGGACGTGCAAAAGTACGGTGCGGTTGGTAGGGAAAATAGGCAGCCTCAAGATGTGCGGCTGGCAAAGATTATAGCCCGGTCGATAAAAAAGAAGGGATTAAGGAGAACGGGTTTTTGGACTGAT